ACTACACATCCCCTAGAAATTAAATTCTTAAAGATTTTCCCTCCAAATTCTTAGTACAATGGCATTCTCCTCTGTCCGCAACTACTTCCAAGAACGTCTCACTCGCCTCACAAATGAATGGAAATTTTTCCAATCTTCTGGCACCGATCCGTCTCTCACTCAAGAAGTTACCGCCGACTCCGACCTTACCCGACTATATCATGGATCACGCAATGTCTTATCTGAACAACAGAAAGCACAAGCACTACAATCTATGTACGAACAAATTGTCTCTGACCTTCAATCAAAGGACAATAACAAAAACGAACCATTTGAGTTTTACTCATCTGAACCAATTTCTCCGCCCGCACATCGCGAACCCGCTCCCGGCCTCCGCTTCGTCCCGCATCTTTACCACAAAGGACAAACTGTCTCAACAACTGACCAAGTCCCTGAAACTGGCTTCAAAGTTCATCCACTTATTATGTATCTCGTAAAATCGAAATACCCGCAATACGTACAACATCTCCATAAATATTGCCGTCCCCTCGGAACTACCGACGCAACTTTTTCTGACTTCAATCGCGAACAAGTTCCTTCTCCGTCCATTCCAAGCTATCGCAAAGAACGCATTCTTAAACACGTTTTCCGATTCCTAGACGCTGAACCTTATCTCCCAATTCACTTCGTTGACACTCAGTACGCTAAACTACCCCTATCTACTGGCACTGGCTATCATAACCGACACGCCTATAACATCAACGCACATGCCCATTATTCGCATCCCGACGAATACTCCGACCGTCATACTTCAAAAGGCTATTACATCAACGCTTTTCTTGAAAACGCACGTCGCATCGTCCACATCATTAAAGAAACAGGCCTTCCCTTCGAATGGTCCTTCCCCACTAACGACACTCCTGAAATGCAATCTGCCTTTCTTCTCCGTTTAAATCAGTTTCTAAACGAATATCCTACTATCCTCTTCACACGTAATCACATCTCTGACCGTGATGGCAATTTAAAACAACGACCCGTCTACGCTGTTGACGATCTCTTCCTTTTGATCGAAACAATGTTAACATTTCCCCTCCTTGTTCAAGCTCGTAAAATGAGCTGTTGCATCATGTACGGCCTAGAAACGATCCGCGTCTCCAATGTCTTTTTAGACAAAATAGCGCAAATGTTCACTTCGTATTTCACAATCGACTGGTCTCAATTCGACCAACGCTTACCACGAATAATAACTGACGCATATTACATGGACTTCCTCCCCCGCCTTATCGTTATCA